AGCCGGGGCGGTAGCGGGAGACCCCAGCGGCGGCGGCGAGTCGGTACGGAGCGGCATGACGGGAACGGTAGCGGAGTGGGCAGGGGGTGGCAAGGGGTGGCGGGGGTGTCGGAGCGGCCCTCATGCGCGCGCGTGTGCGCGCCCGTACTTCTCTCCAGAAGTAGAGACGTTTCCACCTCCACCTTACGACCTTACGAAAAACAGCTTCATCTTCTATAGACACGAGATTAGGGGTACGAACATGTGTTTGCGCAGGTCAGGAGGGGTACGAGCCTGAGGTACGTGGAGGTACGTCTGAGGTACGTCTGAGGTACGAATACGGTGGTTGCGTAAAGTTGAAGTTGGTTGAGACGCTGCTAGTTCCGAGTGTCGTACCTCAGATCGTACCCCTGCCGTACCCCAGTCGTACCTCAGATTGAGACGTGGTGAAAGATACTCTGAACAGGACGTTTATGGGTGTCGTACCTCAGCGTACCCCTAAAAAGTGATATAGTCAATAGGGAAGCTCGTAAGGCGTAAGGTGGACTAGTTTGCGGACTCGTAAGCCGAAATCACCGGCTCGTAAGGTGTGTCGTAAGGTTGTTTGACCGGGCAGCGCGGGGTGCGATCTCGGGTGGTCTGGTCGCGGTGCGCGTAGACTGGGTGCAGGAGGTGCACCATGAAGCCGAGCGAGTACGGCGGCAGCGACACGGACAAGACGCTGGGGATCCAGCCCGGCCCGCATGTTCCGACTGCCGATGAGCGACTGCGAATCGCCTACCACGGCGACCCGGCCGACGTCGAGGAGGAGAAGTTCCCCGGTCTGCTGACCGAGTAGGATTCGCTCTTGTTGAGACGGATTACTACCGTCATAGTGAGTGGACGAGAAAGCGATCGATCGCCCGGCACGCACGGGTCGAGAGCCGCTCGAGATTCCGAAAAAGGAGGCGCCAGCGATGCCTGACGACGACATGTACCTGCGTCTCAAGGGGCGCTACGCGCAGTTTCTGAACGGCGTGATCACCGTCGAGGACCTGGATGATGAGGAGCTTGCACAGGGCAGGCTGAAGGCGTCCGACGGGACGTTCCGCGGTCGCCCGCCTCGCGTCATCCCGGCGGACATGGTCCAGGCCATGAGGCGCGAGTGGCTCTCCCGGGCGGAGGCGAAGCTCCGCGACGCTCTGATGGAGAAGGGGATCGGTACGCTGGTCTCCCTCGCCGGAGACGAGTCGATCGATCCGGCGGTCCGGCTGCGGGCAGCGGACAAGATTGTCGAGCGGACGATGGGCAAGGTCCCTGACCGCGTCCACATCGCTGCCGAGGACCCGGTGGAGTCGCTCTTCCGCTCCATCCTGTCCGACCCCTACGGGCTGGCCCCGGCGCCCCATGAGCCATCCGCGGAGGAGAGGGCGTTGCTCGAGTGAGCGAGGGCAAGTGGCGGGTGGAGCACCTGCCTGGCCTGGTCCAAGTCGTACCAGTGGACGACCTAATCGTTCATACGCGGGATCTCGCGTGCACGTGCGCTCCGAGGATCGAGACCTTCGGGTACACCTGCCCCGACCATGGGAGTATGGGCGTCCTCGCGGTGACTAGGCAACTCGTTCACGAGGCAATGGACGGTCGCGAGTAGCATGAGGTGAAGGCAACCCTGCCGACACCAGGAGGAACCGCTCATGCCCAAGTCGAAGACGCTCAAGGTCCGGCCCCTGCGCTACGCCATCGCCCCCATGCAGTTCTCGGACACGACCGAGCAGGCCCGGCGGGACTTCGCCAAGATCCTGGGCAGGGGGTACGACGTGGTCTTCGGGACCGAGGTCGGGCCAGGCACCGGGTCGAACCGAGTGCTGGATCGCGAGGCGGACAGGGCCGGATACCGCGTGGCCCGGAATGGCCGGTACGACACGTGGGTAGCCGTGAACGAGTGCCTGATCAAGAGGGGGACGTGGCGTACCGGCGCCGAGCACGTGTTGGACCGCTCCTCGATGCACCGTCCGAAGCCGATGGGCAGGTGGGGCGACAAGGGGATCATCTGGGCCCAGGCGGAGGCCGAGGGTCTCGGCGTGATGTCCTGGGGCAGCGTCCACGCGCTCACCGTGGGCGGGGCAGGCCGGAAGCTCAAGCGACGGTCGGACGACCACTATGCGGAGGCCATCGCCCGGTGGATCAAGGAGCACGGCGCGGGGTACGACCTGGCGTTCGTCGGCGGGGACTGGAACCTCAGGGACCGGGACCACGATCTCACCCAGGGGAAGTGGCGCGGGGTCTCGTGTTGGGACGAGGTCGGGAAGTGGCCCAACACCGGACACGGGAACATCGACGCCATCCTCCGGTCCAAGGCGGACACCCGCGTACTGCGCTGGGTCTCTGCCGAGGTGAAGCAGGACGACGACATCAAGCTGTACACGGACCACTGGATCACCGAGGCCGTGGTCGAGATCGCATTGCTGGACCAGTGATGCCCGCCTGGTGGGCTCGGCTGCTCTGCCAGATCCTGGGCCACGACCCCGTGGTGGTCTGGAGGAAGCCGACCGGGTTCCCGAAGCGACTGGAGGCGTACTGCCGTCGCTGCGGGTGCAGGTGGAGGGAGCGGGATGTACGCCCCTCCAGTTGAGCGCGCGAACCTGAACCCGCCGCGCCCTATCGCTGAGCTGCCGCTGTACGAGAAGATCGGGTGGCGCCCACACGACGGACAGCGGACGGTCATTCTCAACCAGGCGCGCAACAGGGTCATACCCGCAGGCCGACGGTGGGGGAAGTCGGAGGTCGGCGGGCACAAGCTGTTCCAGGAGGCGCTGAACACCCGCCTCGTCAAGTCCATGTTGGAGGACATGGGGAAGCGGCGGGAGTTCTGGATCATCGGCCCGTCCTACACGGACTCCGAGAAGGAGTTCCGGGTCCTGTGGAACGAGCTAGAGGCAGCCGGGATCAAGGAGTACCTGGACAAGCCGGGGTCCTACAACGACCCGACCGGCGGCAGCATGCACATCTCGCTGTGGAACGGGCGGTTCCAAGTCCACGCGAAGTCGGAGAAGCACCCGGACAGCCTCGTCGGTGAGGGCCTGTCCGGCGCGGTGCTGGCCGAGGCAGCCAAGCTGAAGAAGCGGACCTGGAACAAGCTGATCCGTCCTACCCTCGCGGACTACAACGGCTGGTCCCTTATGACGTCCACTCCCGAGGGCAAGAACTGGTTCTACGAGATGTGGCGCCGGGGGCAGGACCCGCAGCGCCCTGACTGGTGGTCGATGCGGGCGCCGTCGTGGATGAACCCCTACGTCTACCCGAAGGGCGCCTCGGACGACGCGATCATCCTCCTCCGACGCGCGATGGCGGCAGGCGAGATCATGGATCTCGAGCTGTTCGAGCGCCTCGGCGTGGACCCCGAGATCGGGGAGCTCGTCGGCGACCTTACCGAAGAGGCGTTCAACCAGGAGATCGCGGCGCTGTTCACCGAGTTCGTCGGCCGCGTCTTCAAGTCGTTCGACGAGGAGACCCACGTCGGCGACTTCAAGTTCGATCCCAGCTGGGCAACGTACGCCGCGACCGACGCGGGGTTCACGAACCCATCCGTGTACCTCCTGATCCAAGTCGACCCGTTCGGCGAGCGCATCCGGGTGCTCGACGAGGTCTATCAGGAGGGTCTGACGGCCGATGAGTTCGCCGACCTGGTTGCCTCCCGGGGGTTGGCGCCCGCAGGCGTCCTCCGGCTGTACCCGGACCCAGCGGACCCCGCCTTCGCGAAGACGCTGAGCGAGAAGCTGAAGATCCCGCTGGGGAAGGGGACTGGCGGCGAGCTGCGGCACCGCCTCGACGCGATCCGAGCGGCGCTGAAGGACCGCAATGCCCACCTCCCGGAAGGCCACACCGACCGGATGCCCCGGCTCATGTTCGATCGAAAGTGCGCCCGCACCATCTCGGACATGCTGAACTACCGGTACCCTGAGAAGCGGCAGCAGGTGGACACCAACGCTCCGGAGAACCCGATGAAGAAGGACGACCACGGGCCAGAGGCCCTGGGCCGGTTCTTCGCGGGCCACTTCGGCGCGGAGACCAAGCGGCGCCGCAGCCGGGTTCGAGGCAGCAGCCTCGCAGGCCGCTAGACGACTAGGATGTGACCCATGGTAGGAGAGCTCACGCCGTACTCCACGATCCGCCCGTTCATGGGTCCACTCGAAACCTGGCTCGGGGCGGACGACGCGGTGAGGCTCCAGGCGTATTCGCTGTACGAGTCGATCTACGACAACGTGGCTGATGCGTTCAAGCTCGTTCGACTCGGCGAGAACAGCCATCCGGTGTACCTGCCGTCCGCGAAGACGCTGATCGAGGCGAAGAATCGCTTCTTGGCGAAGGGCTGGACCTATGCGCTGGACCCGAGCTACGGCAGCGACGCCGACCGCGACACGCTCGGCGCCTTCATGAAGAACCTGTTCCGGCGGGAGCAGGTCTGGTCGAAGTTCTCCACCCAGAAGCGATACGGGCTGATCCGTGGAGATGCGGTGTGGCACCTGGTGGCGGACGAGGAGAAGGCCCCCGGCAAGCGGATCTCCATCGAGGAGGTCGACCCTGGGTCCTACTTCCCGATCATCGACGACTTCTCGGGAAAGCTGCTCGGCGTCCACCTGGTCGACCAGGTCCTGAACGACGACGGCGCCACGATCATCAAGCGGCAGACCTACCGGAAGACGGAGACCGGGACGATCTCTTACGAGCTCTCGTGGTGGAAGGTCGGGGCCTGGGACGACCGGTACGGCGGGGAGCTGAAGCGGGCGGACCGCAAGGACATCCCGGAGGGCGACGACAACGAGGAGGTCGCCTACGAGCTCGACCCCCGGATCACCGCGCTGCCGGTGTACCACGTGAAGAACTCCCGGGTGCCTGGCGCTCCGTTCGGCAAGTCGGAGCTCGCTGGATACGAGACGATCATCTCCGGCGTGAACCAGACGATCTCGGACGAGGACCTGACGCTGGCGCTCGAGGGGCTGGGGCTGTACTTCACCAACTCTGGCCCGCCGGTCGACGAGGACGGGAACGAGACCAACTGGCGTCTCGGTCCCGGCTGGGTCGTCGAGGGCGACGAGGGCAGCGATTTCAAGCGGGTGAACGGGGTCTCGTCGGTCGAGCCGAACCAGACCCACATGGACCGTCTGCTCAACTCGATGCACCAGGCCGCAGGCGTCCCCGACATCGCCATCGGGAAGGTCGACACCACGGTCGCGGAGTCGGGCGTGGCGCTCGCGTTCCACATGGGGCCGCTGCTCGCCGGCAACGAGGAGAAGGAGCAGGAGATCCTCTCCGTCACTGACCACATGCTCTACGACATCACGACGATGTGGCTGCCGACGTTCGAGGGTCTCGATAGCCCGGCCCGCCCGGTGTCGATCGTGGACGACCCACTGCCGGTGAACCGTAAGGCCGTCATCGACGAGGTCATCGCGCTGCTCTCCTGCGACCCGCCCCTCATCTCGGCGGAGTACGCCCGGACGTACCTGGCAGAGAAGCTCGGGTTTGACTTCCCTGACAAGATGGCGGACGGCGTGATCGAGGAGGCACAGGCTCTCGCGCTCGCCCGGAACCAGGACCCGTGGACCAGCCGGGCCGAACAGGAACTGGGGGATGAAGAGAAGTGAGCGACACCGTAGCAAACCGCAGGCGGCTCTGTTCGTACATGGGTGAGATCCGGGATCTGCTCCGGATGGGGAACTGGGACATCGTGCTTCACGCGGACCACCTCGACGAGGAGCTCGAGGCCCACGCCGAGACCTGGGCCCACGAGAACGCTCACGTCCTGAACATCCGTCTGGACAAGGACTTCTTCGACCTGCCCCCTGGGGGAATCCGGAACACGGTCATCCACGAGCTGACCCACGCGCAGCACCGGGACGTGGGTCGGCTGTGGGACCGGGCGGTGGCTACCGACGTGCTGCCGAAGACGATCAGCGATTCCTGGGACGCGGACTTCCACGCCTACATGGAGAGATTCGTCTCCTGGGTAGCGGATACGCTGGAGAGCAGCTTCCCGCTCTACGACCCGTATCGGCCTGTTCCGAGAAGCCTTCCGAGGGGCGTCTGGCTCCATTCCCGTCACTCCTGAGAACTACGTTCTCGGGGTGGTTTTCGGTACGTCGATCGTATGGGTTTTTCCGAAAACACTTGTCGCGGGTTCTTTCAACACTTACCGTGGATGACCTAGCCACGTCCATCCGGGGCGCGGCAAGGAACCGGAGGAACCGAATCATGCCTACCACCACGAAGAACCGAAGGACCCGAAAGCATTCGTCTCATCCTCGGCAGCCGCAGTTGCAGCCGCAGTCCAAGGCGGCGGAGGAGAAGGAGCCGGAGAAGAAGCCCGCTCCGAAGAAGCGAGCCGCGAAGAAGGCGCAGACGCGGACCCCGCAGACGCGCCTTGACACCCGCGTCGGGCCCAAGTGGACCTACATCTACATCAACGACGAGGAGGTGGCCTACGTCCGCAACGACCAGGTGCAGACGGTGGTAGACCGATTCCTCGCTCAGACCCGCGTGGGCCGGAAGTGGACCTACGTGTTCCTGAACGGCGAAGAGGTCGCCTACATCCGTAACGACCAGGTCGGCGCCGTCGTCGACACTCTCATCGCCTGACCCGGCGGTGGCCGCCAGGAAACTGCCGCGTCCGCCCTGCCCGTCGCTCCGTTCTAGGAGACCGGGCAGGGCGGACGTCTGCACGAATATCGCTAAAAGGCTTGCGTACTCTCGATCTCCGCAGTATCGTTCTCGTTGTAGGGCGCACCGGGCGCCCCACGAACCGAGGGAACCGACATGAACGCTCTTCTGAAGTTCAACGCCTGCCGCGCTCGCCGCATGAGCGAAGCCGAAGCCCGCGCCGAGCTCGACCGCCTCGGCTTCAAGGGCGGGGAGATCGTCCGCCGAACGGCGCACTACGACGGCAAGCCGATCTACGGCTACCCCCGAGGCCGGATCATCGGAGAGACGGTCGTCTACCGCTTCGACCGGACCGGCACTCGCCAGGATGGCTCGCCGTACTACGACCGCGCTCGCCTCACCGTGCACTTCTCGATCTGAACCCGAACCGAAACCCAAGGAACCGACATGAACACCAACTGCACTCCCGGCCACCCCAGCGGGAACAAACCCCAGATCGTCCCGATCGCGGGGAACCAGGATCGGCCGATCCCCGCGTTCGTGGTCTACCACGGCGGGGACTACCTGAACGCCGCTGGGAAGATTACGCACCACCCGGTCCAGATGTCCTACGAGTTCGCCTCGCAGGCGGTCGAGGCCCACGAGGCAGCTTCCGACCCGAACGTCTGCGCCTACCCCGGCTGCCGGGACAACCACACACCACGCCGGTGATGGACTACTCGATGTACGGCCAACCGGCGACCCTCCGCCTGTGCGCTAAGCACGCGGGACCCCAGCCCGAGGCTGTCGGACGCGTATCCTGAGCCCGTGGCCGACACCAGGACGCGACCGGGGACTGACCGGCGCCCGCTCATCTCCTACCTGCGGGTGCAGCGCGACCACGACCGCGAGCTGCTGCGGATCCTCCGGGCGTCCAACACGAAGATCAACGCTGAGCTCAAGCGCCTCGCTGCCCGCAGTGGGGTTGGCGCGGCTGTCCGGCGCGACCAGCTCGCGCTGTCGCAGCAGGCGATCCACCGGGAGATGGCGACGCTGTGGAACCGCGTCGGCGACCACACCGCCGCAGGCCGGGCGGAGGCGGCAGCCGCAGCGGTCCGCTCAACCACCGGCCTAGGGGCTCTCAGAGGCGTTCTCCCGGCCGAAGACATCGACTACCTACTGCGGTCCGCCGAAGCCACCGCCCGGCGGGGCGTTGCGACTCTGGAGGCCCGTCTCGGGCTCTCGCAGGTCCCGCTGGCCGAGTCCGTCTACAAGAACACCCAGCTTGCCAACGGGAAGATCGACGAGATCGTCAACTCCGCGCTCGTCCGGGGTGCGTCGGCCGTAGAGCTCGCTCGGGACGTCCAGAAGTACATCCGGCCCGACGTCCGGGGCGGGGTGTCGTACGCCGCGATGCGACTCGGTCGGACCGAGCTCAACAACGCCTTCCACGCTCAGCAGGTCCAGACCGCGATCAACGAGCCGTGGACGACCGGGCTGCTCTGGAACCTGTCCGGCAGCCACCCCCGGCCAGACGAGTGTAACGAGTACGCCGACGAGGTCCACGAGAAGGGGAAGTCTGCCGGGGTCTTCTCCCCAGAGGAGATCCCGGCGAAGCCACACCCCAACTGTCTGTGTTTCACGACGCCGGTGACCATGGATCGCGATGAGTTCATAAAGCAGTTCGAGGCCGGAGCGTACGACGAATACCTCGGCAGCGAGTTCCCCGACCTTGACTTCGCCCAGGCGACGGTGTCAAGCCCCAAGCTCATGCCCAAGCCGGGTTCTGAAGCGTTCCTGGCCGGGACGCGGGACGCGGAGGCCGTTCGCAAGAAGCTGCTGGCGGATCGCTACGACGCGAAGGGGAGAATGAACGAGGCCAAGGGCTGGACCTCCCGCCGCAGGCAGGCGCTGGAGAACTACCAATACCGGGGGATCCCGTACAACGAGCTGTGCCGGGACCCCAAGGCGTTTGCCAAGACCCACGACGCATCAGACATCGCGTTCTACGGGGACGATCTGCCGCACCTGGACGCGCTGATCGACGCGAACGAGATCGACCACGACATCATCGTTGCGCGCGGGGTGATGCACGACGTCTCGGACCTCTCGGAAGGCGACTTCTTCGCCGACCCTGGCTACCTCTCGACTTCTAGCGACTTCCAGACCGCCGTGAGCTTCGCATCCGAGTCCCGGACCGAAGGTGCTCTCGGCTTCAGTAACCTCGAGGAGTACCGAGCACACGTCGCTGCTGCGAAGCAGGACGGGTGGGTGTTCGTCACCAAGGTCCCGAAGGGCGCCAAGGCGATCTATGGCGACGAGTCGCAGTATGAGATCCTCCTGGGCCGGGGAACCCGGCAGCGCGTCGTCGAGGTAGACGAAGAAGCGAAGATCATCTACACACAGGTGGAGCCGTGATGGACAACATCGGCAGGGGAATCATCGTCCGTAGGAGTAGGCGTGAACTGACCGCCGCGCTGCGGGAGCGCAGAAAGCTTCTCGAGGCGGTCATCAAGGACGCACGGGAGCGGCTCGCGAAGAAGGATTGAAAGTCGTAGCGCCACGATCTCGCTTGGAGGGGGTATGCTGAGCCCAAGCGACATCGACTCTGACCCCAGGAGGGCGCAGCAGCATGGGAACCATGAGCATCGCAGACGCCGCAGTGTGCGGCGCAGGCAGGACCGTCCCGATCAGCCCCGAGCAGGCCGCGCTTAGCGCGGGTGACATCGAGGAGCTGATCGCGATCAAGCGTTCGATCTTCGGCGGCTTTACGCTCGAGAGGGAGGACGACAGCGACGACGACGGGGATGACGGCGACGACGACGACGACGACAACGACGCCGACGACGACCCCGACGACGACAGCGACGACGACGAGGACGACCCCCGCGACGAGGAGATCAAGACCCTCAAGGCGGAGAACAAGCGCCGTCGGCTGAAGGCCCGAGAGCAGGACCAGAAGATCCGCGACCTCCAGAAGCAGATCGACGGTCTCTCGAAGGGCAAGAAGGCCGGCAAGGACGACGACGGCGATGCCGACGACCAGTCCGAGCAGGTGACCGAGCTCGAGAAGGACCGCGAGGCGCTCCTCGGAGCCAACGCGGACCTCCGTATCGAGAACGCGTTCCTCAAGTCGAAGAAGTACGCCTGGAAGAACCCCGCCTCTGCCCTGCGGCTGCTCGACCGCTCCGAGATCGACCTCGGCGACGACGGCAGCGTGGAGGGTCTCGACGAGGCGCTCGACGCCCTCGCGGAGTCCGACCCGTACTTGCTGGCTGACGACAGCAAGGACGACGAGGACGAGGACGACGAGAGGCCTGCACGCAAGCGCACCGGTCAGCCCACCAAGAAGAAGCGCACCAAGGGCGAGCCGAACCGCGACGCGCTGCTGGCGAAGTACCCCGCACTTCGCCGCTGATCCCAGCGACGAACTTCTCCTGAAAGGAATCCTGTCGTGGCTCGATACGACAAGTACGACGGCAAGGTCGGTGGCTTCCGGGCGCCGCTCGCTGCCGACTGGGGCGCCGGGCGTGTCGGCGTCCCGACGGGCGTCGGTCTCGACGCGAACGGACGGATCGTTCCCGGCGCGGGCAACACCGGCGTCAAGGGCGTTCTCGTCATCGACTCCCCGATGAACGCCGGGGACATCGTCGACACCATGACCGACGGCGAGATCGTGGACTGCACGGGCCTCGCTGCCGGGACCAACTACAACTCCGCTGCCGACGGGACGGTTTCCGCCGCCGCCGGTACCTACGTGGGCCACACGGTCGAGGCGCAGCGCCTCATCGTCCGTGCGGCGCGCTGAGACGAAGAAGGGAGACGCTGAGATGCGTAACTTCACCGCGGACTACTTCCTCGCCTCAGGCGACGTGGACGGTCTGCTCGCGTTCCGCAAGGCGACGTTCGGCGGGTTCGAGATGATGGCCCGAGGCTACAACTCGTCCGCCGACGTCCTCACCCAGACCGCCGATGGCCGGGACCTCAACGAGATCTGGAACGAGTTCCAGCAGACCATCGCGATCCAGAACGCCGCGAGGCAGCGGATCATCGATCTGCTCACCTTCACGGTCACCAACGTGATCGAGGACGTGCCGCAGTTCGGCAGCGACGGTGGGTTCGAGGAGGCCTCCGAGTACGGCGTGCCGCAGTCGGACCGGCTCACCGAGGAGATCCTTAGCCTCGGGTACGGGTTCAAGTGGTACGACCGGGCGATCCGCTACACGTGGCGGTACCTCTCGGAAGCCACCGCCGCGCAGGTCGAGGCGCACCACCAGGCCATGCTGGAGAAGGACAACCAGAACGTGTTCAAGCGCGTGATGGAGACCCTGTTCCGGCCGACCAACAAGACCGCGACCATCAAGGGCCAGAACTACAACGTCTACACGTTCTGGAACGGCGACGGCACGGTCCCCCCGGCCTACAAGGCGAACACCTTCGACGGAACGCACACCCACTTCCGCACCAGCGGTGCTGCCGCGATCGTCCCCGGTGACCTCGACGAGATCATCGACGACTTCAAGGCGCACGGCTACGGCGCGGAGAACGGGACCACGATGTTCGCTCTGGTCAACACGACCGAGGCGAACGTCATCCGGACGTTCCGGTTCGCCAACGGCGCGCGGTACGACTTCATCCCGGCGCAGGGCCAGCCCGGTCTGCTGCTCCCCGTCACCGCTGGTGGCGACCTCCAGGTGCTCGGTGCCGGCCAGGCCCCTTCCACCTTCCGGGGGATGAACGTCGTGGGTTCCTACGGTCCGCTGCTCATCATCGAGGAGGAGTACGTGCCCCCGGCCTACGTGGTCGCGCTCGTCTCCGGCGGTCCGCAGAACATCCAGAACCCGATCGGCTTCCGCGAGCACAGCAACACTTCGCTGCGCGGGCTCAAGCTGGTCAAGGGCCGCGACAACGACTACCCGCTGATCGACTCGTACTACACGCGGGGCTTCGGCACCGGCGTGCGGCAGCGGGGGGCCGGGATGGTCATGCAGATCACCGCCAACGCCAACTACACGGCACCTGCCGCGTACGCGGTCGCCTGATCGGGGGGCTGAACCATGGCTCGCGAATTCAACGGACTGCTGACGGCGAAGGACCTCGTCTACCTCCGCAGCCGGTACTCTGGGCCGTACGTCGATCGTGCGATCGAGCTCTACGGAACGAAGGACGGCGCCGAGGAGGCCTCCGAAGCTTCGGCGGAGGAGGCCCGGCAGAAGGCGGAGGCCAAGGTCCAGAAGGCCGCGGAGGAGGCCGAGGAGGCGCGTCTCGCGGCCGAGGCGGAGGCGGCGGAGGCCGCAGCCGCCGCCGAGGCCGAGCGGCAGCGCCAGGAGGCCGAGGACCTCATCGGTGGTGACGGGGACTTCGACGTCCTCGGCAGCACCGAAGCCGAGGTCAAGGCGTGGGCTGCCACGGCGTCCGACGAGGACAAGGCGGCAGCCTTGAAGGTCGAGCAGGACCGCGAGGACCGCGACCCCCGCAAGGGTGTCGTTTCCCTCCTGTCCTGACACCTCGAGGGAGCCCCGATCCCACAAGCGGGGTCGGGGCTCCCTCTACGCTTGAGGAGGAACTGTGGCCGACGAAGCCCAGGTCGCCGAGCTCCGCAGGCTCATCGACGAGCCTGACAACGTGCCACCGTGGATGGACGACGTGTTGTCCGCCCGGCTGGACGCCCGGGAGGGCACGTCCATCGCGTCTCTCGCGGCCACCATCTGGCGCGAGAAGGCAGCGATGTACTCCGGGCTCATCGACGTCCAGGAGGGTAGCTCCAGCCGGAAGCTCAGCCAGCTCCAGTCCCAGGCCCTGAAGATGGCGGACAGCCTCGCTCTCGCAGACGGTCCCGTCGTCCCCACGAAGCGTCCCGCGACGACCCGAAGGATTGAGCGACAGTGAAGACCCTGGTGACGAAGAGTTTCAGGTACGCCTCCGGGAGCATCGCTTCGCGCGTGGCGGTGTCCGTCGTGGCGCGAGGCACCGACGAGCTCGCCACGATCTACTCGTTCGCTGACCCCAACGTCGAGACTGACAACCCGACGGTCACTTCGGTGACAGGCGGGATCGCCTTCTACGCGGAGTCTGGGCAGTACGACCTCCTGGCGATGGGATCGAGGTTCCTGATCGACGTCAGCTCCCCCGATCAGGAGGCGATTGACGCTGCCGTCTCCGCCTCCCTGAATCCCACGTATGGGTCGATGGTCTATGAGGGCGGTAACCTCGTTTCCTGGATCCAGAACGGAATCGCGTGTTCGGCGACTTACGACGCGAACGGAAACGTTCAAACCCTGACGGTTGGTGGGACAACCCGAACTTTCGACTACGATTCCGACGGAAACTTGATCGGAGCGATCTGACATGGATCCAGTTACTCTCGCATCCACCAAGGCTGCTCTTCGGGCCAAGTCGGGAAGATTGCGGAACATGCCCGCCGCTATCGGCTCGCAGCGGTTCTACTACGCTGACGACGACTGTGGAGGGACGGTTTACCAGGACGTTGCTTCCGACCGGTGGGAACGAGTTACCCCGCGCGGCGAGATCCTATCCGTCAGCGTACCGGCGACGAACTTCGTCACCAGTACAGGTCTCACGCCGGTCTATGGCGCGTTTATGGAACTCACTACCGACGCGCACCCGCGCCCGGTCGAGGTCCAAATGGAGGCTGACATCGTTATCGGAGACCCAGCCAACGACACCGGATGGACTACAGGGAGCCGATACGCCCGCGTCGCTATCACCGAGAACGGCAGCGGCACCGTCATTCGTGACGTGATCGTCCAGGCGGACGGCCCGAACCTTTCGAACCTGCCCCGCGTCGCCCGTTGCTCTGTGCGTCGGCAACTCGCCCCGAGCACGTCCTACGCTTGGCAGGTCTACATAAACGCCCAGAACGCCGCGCCGGTCGTCCGCGTGCGCCCTTACGCCGTTCGTATGAAGGTGGTTGAACTGTGATCGGACTTAGCGCGCTCCTCACACAGAACGCTTACTCGCCAGTCAACGACCCAGCCGGAAGAGCCTATTGGTTAACGAGCAAGGGTTTCCGGGCTGATGGGGCCCAAGTCGGGGTCGTGTTTTCCCACGGCTCTGGTGGGTCTGACGTTGACGTGTGGTCGGGAGGGCAGACCAACCTCAAAAGAATCCTCGGCAGTGTCGCGAGAACCTACCCGGTTCTCGGCCCAGCTTTCACGGCAGGCGGCGATAAGTGGGGTAACCCTTTGGCGATAGCTCAACAGGGGGATGGCGTAAACTTCGTCATCGCAAGAGGTTGCCGCCCAGACAAAGTTTTCCTGGCCGCACGGAGTATGGGCGCGCTCTACGCGCTGAACTATGCGCGACAGAACAAGGATCGGGTGCTCGGCATCGTGACCTTTGCGGGCGTTGCTGACCTGCAAGCGTTCCGCGACGCCAACCCGGCGACGGTCGATGCGGCCTACTCGGGAGGTTACTCGAATGCGACCTACGGCGCGGTCCACAACCCGACTGTGTACGCCGCCTCAGGCGATCTGAGTGGAATCCCCATGCGGCTCTACTATGCAACGGACGACACGACCGTCCCCCCGGAAACCACGCTGGCGCTGGATGCTCTCTTGCCTGACGCTACCGCTATCAGCATGGGTGCAGGCGGGCACTCTGACGCACCTCTAGCGAATGTGGACCTAGGCGACCTCTTAGACTGGATCGATGGGCTGGTGGAGGGCTGAGCCATGGCCGACCTCACCATCCCGGACCCGCTGCTCGCCGGTGACGAGATCGTCCTACCGGATCCGCCTGCGGCGTCGATCCTGGCGAACCGGAAAGTCACGTCCGCGTTCATCGCTGCCAACCCGGTGACGATCACCCTCACCCCCCGTACTTGGGCGAAGAAGCCCGCCGGGGGACGGGTCCTCGAGGAGCAGGCGCCGCGCGACCCTCAGGTGATGACGCTCGTCGAGCAGACCGGCCTGGCCGGGCAGCCGCAGCCCACCCGGACCGTGGATGGTGTCGAGCGCAAGGTCGAGTTCATGCTCATCGGCGAGTGGGATGCCAAGATGGCCCGGAACGACGTGTTCTCCTACCAGGGCAAGGACTGGGAGATCATCGACCTGTACTACGACAACGGCTACGAGACGCGAGCGCTGGTGTCGGCCCGTGGCTAACGGGGGCATCCGGTGGGACGATCGCGCTCTGGTCGATCGCCTGAAGACATTCGACGCCAGGGCGGATCGGTTCATCACGGCTGCCACGGCCTACCACGCCACCCAGGCTTCCGCCTACGCCCGGCAAAACGCGCCGTGGACCGACCGGACCTCCAACGCCCGCAACGGCCTGTTCGCCCGCGCCGAGCGAGACCGTCCCGTCTACCGGATCATCATCGCGCACTCTGTGCCCTACGGGGTCTGGCTCGAGGTACGATGGTCGGGCCGGTACCAGATCATCCGGCCCACCGTGGACCACACCGGCCCCGAGCTCATGAGGACGGTACAGCAGATGTTCCCAAGGATGTTCCGCTGATGGGACGGCCGAAGAGCGCAGTGACCAAGGCGACCGAGGAGCTGTTGCAGCAGGCCCAGGACCTCGACCGGCGGCGGCAGGCGCAGCTAGACAACCAGGTCCGGATCATCAACCGGCTCATGGAGGGTGGAGGCACGTATGACGACGTCCTCCAGCGACTCAATGAGCAGCTCGCCGCTACCCAGGTGAAGCTGGCCGATGCCGAGGCCGAGAACGCCCGTCTCCGGGCCGAGAAGGGCTAGGGGCTCACGGTGGCCGCCAGGGCAGCCCTCCAGGCGCTTCTCGAGGGCGACAAGGTCCTCCAGGACCTGGGTGTCGGGGCGGTATACCCCACCAACTCGGTGGACACCCCCGAGGAGGAGCTATTCCTCGTCATCCGGTGGGGTCCGACCACCAAGGTCTTCGGAACGACCGGCCCGTCCCGGTTCAGCGTCTGGGTCCACGACAAGCAGCGCGACTACGGCCGGATCAACGACGTGTTGGACCGGCTCCGCGAGTTGATCCCGGACCAGACACATCTCCAGGGGGCCGACGGCCGAACCCTGTCCGTAGCCGAGTGGCTCGGCGAGTCCGACGACCTGTTCGACGGTGGCTACAACACCTGCACGCGGTTTGTCGATTTCCAGGCCGCGACGCGGTACAATGCCGACGGGTAATCGCCCGATCAACCAGGAGGAACGACATGGCAGAAAGCAACGACGAGGCGCCCCAGGCGACCAAGTCGAAGAGCGAGGCGAAGGCGGAGACCTTCGTCGAGTACGTCGGGACCGCAGACGAGGCGAAGATCTCCGCCAGCGACTGGAACAAGGCGAAGGTCGAGGGCAACCAGAAGCAGGTCGTCTGGAACGCCGACAACGACTTCAAGGTCCCGACCAGCGACCTCAACGCCGAGGCGCTGAAGGTCCTCCGCAAGGACCCCCGCTTCAAGGTCCCCGAGGCCTGATCCGGGTGGACCTGCGCTGCGCGGCGAAGAAGCACGCTGAGATCCAAGGCGACGCCCTGGAGATCAAGTGCTCCTCACGCTTCTGTGGGGCGGGTCCGGGCGTTGTGGTGATCCATCGCTTCAACGCCGCAACAGGTGAACTAACGGAGACCCGAAGGTTCAAGGATCCTACCAGAAAGGAGAGGTCAAATGCCTCTCGGAACGGCACTGCCGTACGGACTGCGTGACGTCAAGATCACGCCGTACACGGATGGAGGGTCGACCACTCTCGGAGCGCCTGTCGACCTTCCCAACGCCCGGACGTTCAGCTTCTCCGAGGCGGAGGAGTTCACCGAGCTCCGGGGCGACGACAAGGTCGTCACCACTCGCGGCCAGGGCGCCTCGGTCGAGTGGGACCTCGAGGCCGGTGGCCTCTCGCTCGACGCGCTGAAGGTGATGGCGGGTGGGACGATCACCGAGTCCGGTGTCGCCCCCAACACGGTCCGGACCTACACCAAGAAGGTGACCGACTCCCGGCCGTTCTTCAAGGTCGAGGGCCAGGCAATCTCCGACTCCGGCGGGGACACGCACTGCGTGCTCGATCGCTGCCGGGTGACGGGGAACATCGAGGGCGAGTTCTCCGACGGGAACTTCTTCCTCACCAGCGGCAGCGGGGTCGCCCTGCCGTCGCTCCGGGCGAGCCGCGTGGACACGATCTACGAGTTCGTCCAGAACGAGACCGTCGCACCCATCGCGGCGGTCTGATACACTCAACCGGCACTAGGACATTAGGAGCACAAGGATGCCGTCCGCCACCAGCAAGACCCCGCAGGACCGTAAGCGGCCCGCGAAGAAGACCACGACCTCCCGCCGGACCACGAGGGACACCTCCCAGCCGATTCCGCAGCCGGAGCAGGACCCCAACTCCAAGTACGCCCCGAACGCGTGGCTCGCGGGCGGAGTCGGCGGTCTCGAAGACCTCCAGGTCTCGTCCGGGCAGCTTTGCCTGGTCCGGCGCCCCGGCATGCAGGGGCTCATCAAGGCCGGGGTGCTGCGCAACGTCGACTCGCTCTCGCAGATCGTCAACGAGAAGCACCTCAAGCGGGTCGACGGGAAGGCGACCGACGAGATCGATATGTCCTCGCTGCTCGCCGACGACAAGGGCATGGAGGAGGTCATCTATGTCATGGACAAGGTGATCTGCCACGTCGTGGTGAAGCCAGAGATTCACATGACCCCCAACGACGTCACCAGCAGGGTGCAGGGCGTCGTCTACGCGGACATGGTCGACCTCGTGGACAAAATGGCGATCTTCAACTACGCGGTCGGAGGCACCCGCGACATGGAGTCCTTTCGTCGAGGACTCGACGATGTTGTGGGAAGCCTGGAAGCTGGCGAGGGCGTACCAGACCCGTCCGAGTGAGATCTACGCGGTCAAGGACGAGGTCGCGGCGTACTCGTTCGACAAGGCCGTCTACATGTTTGGCAGCAACCTAGACGCCGAGTTGAAGAAGGCAGGACAGGGCGCGAGATCTGACGCGCAAGCGAACGGCAGACGCCAGCGGGTGCTGGCGAGGTGGCTCGGCGGGAAGGCCCAGTACAAGGATCCCGCAGCAGCCGGAGCGGGGACGGTGACGTCCTCGGAGACCCCCGGCTCCGTATCGCTCTGACGCAGAGGAGGTGACGCCCCGGTGGCTGAGTACAATCTCGGTACCGCTCGTGGTGTCATCGAGATCGAGTACAACGGGAAGGGCGCGCAGCAGGCCTCCCGCGACATGCGGGACGTCGGAACCGAAGCCCAGAACGCCTCGGCTCGCTACTCGAAGTCCGCCGGAACGCTCGCCAAGGGCGGGGCCGTCGTAGCTGGCGGCCTCGCCCTCGCCATCCGTTCGGCCGCCAACTTCGAGAAGGGCCTCTCGAACATCGAGGCGGTCTCGGGAGCGACCGGCTCCCAGATGGAGCAGATCCGTAACAAGGCGCTCCAGCTCGGCAAGGACACCCAGTTCTCTGCCTCAGAGTCCGCCCAGGCGATCGAGGAACTGGTCAAGGCCGGACTCTCCGTCGAAGACGTGATGAACGGTGCCGCCGACAGCACCGTGGCGCTGGCCGCAGCGGGCGAGATCTCCATGCCGGAGGCGGCAACCATCGCCTCCAACGCGATGAACCAGTTCGGCCTCTCCGCCAAGGAGATGCCGAAGGTCGCCGACGCCATCGCCGGTGCGGCGAACGCCTCCGCCATCGACGTCAAGGACTTCGGCTACTCGCTGTCGCAGGTCGGTGCGGTCGCCCACCTTGCTGGCGCGACCTTCGGCGACACCGCCACCGCCATCGCGCTGATGGGCAACGCGGGCATCAAGGGCAGCGACGCCGGTACGTCGCTCAAGTCGATGCTCCAGCGGCTCCAGCCGACGACGAAGAAGCAGACCGCGCTGATGGAGGAGCTTGGGCTCATCACCGCGGATGGAGCGAACCAGTTCTACGACGCCCAGGGCAACATGAAGTCCCTGTCGGACGTCTCTGGGGTCCTCCAGAAGTCCCTCAAGGGGATGACCAAGCAGCAGAAGCAGGCTGCGCTGACCACCCTGTTCGGGGCCGACGCCATCCGGGGCGCAGCGGTCCTGGCGGACAAGGGGTCCGCCGGGTTCGACAAGATGGCCAAGGCAATGGGGAAGGTCTCCGCCGCCGACGTTGCAGCGACCCGGATGGACAACCTCGAGGGCTCCATCGAGCAGCTCAAGGGTTCGATCGAGACCCTCATGATCATGGTCGGCGCCCCGCTGCTGAACGGCATCCGGTCCATCGTCGACGGATTCACCGGCTTCCTGAACGTGGTACTCGAGCTCCCTGGCCCGGTCCTCCAAGCTGCGACCGTCTTCTCGGCGCTGCTTGCGGCCGGACTGCTGCTTGCCGCGGGCTTCCTGAAGATCCGCGCGGCGATGATCGCCTTCCGGGCTGGGGCGATGCTGCTGACGGGTCCGATTCTGCTCATCGTAACCGCCATCGCTGCTCTCGTCGCGGCGTTCCTCTACCTCTACAAGACCAACGGCCCGTTCCGCGCCTTCGTGAACCAGATCGGGGCGGCGCTGCGGGGCGCCCTCGGTACCGCGATCGCTTGGCTGATCCCGAAGCTCCAGCAGTTCGGGCAGTTCCTCTCCTCGGTGTTCCAGTCGAGTCTGCCGTACCTCAAGTCGTTCGGGGCAACGCTGGTGACAGCGTTCGCTGCCACGCTGCCGACGATCCAGAAGGTCTGGTCGTTCCTCCAGACCCTTGCTGGCATCTTCATGTCGGAGGTCGTCCCAGCGTTCCAGCAGGCCGCAGCGTTCGTCATGGGCGCGCTCTTGTCTGCGTTCGACGCGATCGCCCCCGCCATCCCGCCGATCGTCTCCGGTGTGAGCGACCTCATCGCCGCAGTCGTCGCCTTCACGGCGGCGGTCCTTGGAAGCTCGGCGTTCCACTTCCTCATCGCGATGATCAAGATCGTCTCCACGCTGGTCATCGGGACCCTCATCCCCCTCATCGTTCGTCTTGGCGGGATCTTCGCCTCCACGTTCATCGGGGTCATCGGCTCCTCGTTGCGGGCTGCCCTCGGGATCATCCGGGGCGTGCTGAACATCATCTCCGGCGTCATCAAGGTCTTCACCGGCATCCTCACCGGCGACTGGTCTAAGGCGTGGGCCGGGGTCAAGCAGATCTTCCGGGGCGCCGTCGGAGTCCTCGGGTCGATTCTCAAGGGGTTCATGGGCGCAGCGGGCGCCATCATCCACGGCATCGGCCGCGCCATCGTTGCCGGGGTCAAGGCGATCCCGGGGCTGCTCAAGGGCCTCGGGCACCTGTTCTTCGCTGCGGGCAGCTTCATCATCCACGCGTTCGTCCAGGGGATCAAGAACGCAGCTGGGCTTATCGCTGGGATCGCCGGCAACATCTGGGACTTCGTCCGGGGGCTGCTCAACGGCGCGATCAGCCGGATCAACGCTGCGCTCGAGTTCACCATCGACCCGCCAGGGCCTGGAAAGGTCACGATCAACCCACCCGACATCCCGCAGCTCGCTACAGGTGGCGTGCTCACGGCGCCGACCATGGCTTGGGTCGCCGAGTCAGGCGAGGACGAGGCTGTTATCCCGCTGCGGGACCTGTGGCGGCAGATGGACCGGGTGTACCGGGCCGGTAGGCTCCGCCTGGACGACCCGGAGAGCCGTTCTCCGGGCCGAGGGGACGGTTCGGGTAGCAGGGGCGGTGGAAGGCACCTCCGGCTCGTCGAGGGGCGTCTCTCGATCGATCGGAGTGGCCGGGCGTTCATCAAGGGCGTCGCGGAGGAAGTCGTGGACGGTAACGAGCGGTTCGAGACCGCGTATAGCAGGATGGGAGGCCGCTGATGGGCGCGCCAGTCACGCTGAAGAATGCTTCGGACTCCTACGTCTCCGAGAAGTACAAGTCGAAGAACTTCTCTTCCGTCTCCAAGATCTACCTGGCCGACGGCAGCTCTGCGAACACCCGCTACGGGTTCCTGTACTTCGGGGTGCCCTCCGGGATGGCGGGGACCACGATCATCTCCGCGAAGCTGCGGCTGTACTCCGGTGCGGGGTTCAGCGGCTCAGTCACCCTCTCCGTTCAGAGGCTCGCGGCGAAGTTCTCGGTCAACCGGGTGAACTGGAACAACAAGCCTGGCGTGACGGGAGGGACCGTCTCCGTCACGAAGACCTCCGCCCCCGACGGGACGATGTGGGAGTTCGACGTCTCCTCCATCATGCAGTCCGTCGCGAACGGAGCTCCGTGGTACGGTTGGAGGATCTCTGCGACTGGTTCCGGATCGAAGTACATCTACTCGGCGCAGGCGGCAGGCCGGTATCGGCCCCAGCTTGAGATCACGTGGAGCGACGCTCCAGACGCCCCGGAGAGGCTCATCCCGGACAACGGTCGGGCGGTGTCGGTCGACAAGCCAGTTCTCCAGTGGGACTTCACGGACCCTTCCGGCGACCAGACCATGCAGGCGTTCAACCTCCGTCTGTTCACCGACGCCACGCGCGCCGCGAACAACACGCCGGTGAGTGGCAGCGGCGACTTCGACGTCTACATCACCTCCGACGTCCCGGAAGTGGACCTGGACGACGTAACCGGGTACCCAGGGCTCGCGGGCGGGGGTACTCTGTGGTGGAGGGTTCGGGTACAGGACGGGGCAGGGCTCTGGTCTAAGTTCTCCGACGTCGCTACTTTCGTCCGTCTCTCCAAGGGCACCCTCACCATCGACAACCCTGCCCCGGCAGTCGCGCCGGACCCTGCGTTCGTAACGGACCCCACCCCACCGTTCTCGTGGACGTTCGCGAACCGGACTCAGAGGACGTTCGAGGTGTTCCTCACGACCCCGGAGACTCCGGCGGTGTTCATCTGGCGTTCCGGCGTCATCAACTCGGCGGAGAACTCCATCACGCCACCGCCTGGGAAGATCACGGAGGTCGGGAAGACGTACCGGGTTGTCGTCCGGGTCTACGACGACGTCGACCGGGTGACAGTTCCCGACGACCCGACCTACGTCCAGGCGTACCGCGATTTCGTCTACAAGTACTCCAGCGGCGTCGCTCCGGTGACGAACTTCTCGGCGACCCCGGACCCCATCCGCCCCAAGATGGTGTTGAAGTGGCAGCGTTCTACTGCCCCGGACAGCTTCATCATCCTCCGGAACGGCAGGGTGATCGACGACATTGAGCCTGTCGAGCTTCTCGTCAGTGGAACGACCTACACCTACACCGACGACGAGGCTGCCCCGCGATCCCAGAACACCTGGTCGGTAGCCGCGAAGGTGAATGGCGTGACCTCGAGCGGGAACCCGTCGGCCACCGACTACGTCAAGTCCGTCGCGCCAGTTCTCAGCCAGCGGGGTGGCGGGCGTCCGGTGTATTTGTTCAACCCCGGAGTCGACGCGGAGCGGGCGGAGAGCTCGGAGATCCACTACATCCTCGGGGATGCCCCGCCGGTTCTCATCACCCAGTCGATCAGGGGGTACGAGGGCACAGTCTCCGGCGTTCTCGCCAACGACGTCATCCCGGGCCTCAGCGCAGCCGAGCAGCTCGCTAATCTCGAGTACTTCAAGGACAATCCCGGCCTGGTCCTGAAGTTCATCTGGGTCGATAAGGTGATGAAGGTCGTCGTCCGAAACGTCACCAACACTCCGCTGCCCAACCCTGATGGGAGCACCGAGTACCTCGCGTCGTTCGAGTTCTTCGAGTCGGACTTCTAATGGCTATCCACATGGGGCTGCGGGCCTCGGAGAAGAAGGACTTCGAGGCGCTGCTCGCCAGCCACCATTGGATTGAGGTCCGGCTGGTCCTCATGGACCTCGACCACAACGAGGTCGCGGGCGGCGACATCTCGCGGCGCCTGTTGGACGGCCAGGTGACCTTCGACGGGGAGCAGGACGTCTCCCGCAGCTTGGACCTGGACCTTCTGGACCCGACGGGCGCGCTGCACCTAGACAGCAAGTCCCCCTCGGCGGGGGCGATGTTCGCCGACCGAATGATCCAGGTCCGGTACTCCGTCATCAACCCTACTAGGACCACCCGGTACACCGTCCCGCTCTTCACTGGTCCCATCACCAAGCTGGACCGAAACGGCGCTGTCATCCAGGTGGAGTGCCAGGGTAAGGAGATCTTCGGCCTGACCCAAGCCTGGAACGCCCGTACCTTCAAGAAGGGGCTGAAGGTAACGAACGTGATCGAGACGATCGTCCGGGACATCATCGGGGAGCGGTATTACGACATCCCGGACCTGAAGAACAAGCTCCCCCGGAACGTCTCAGTGGGCGACGATCGTCTCCCTTGGGTGGTGGCGAAGCAGCTCGCGGAGTCCATCGGCTATCAGCTCTTCTACAATGGACGTGGTCGCTGCCAGATGCGGAAGATCCCCCACGGCGTCGCCTTCTCGTTCAAGCAGGGTCCTGGCGGCACGGTGAAGAGCGAGCCGGAGGTCGGGTTCGACATCGACGACGTCGTCAACGCCGTCGAGGTGTTCGGGAAGAAGCCGGTCAAGAAGAAGGGCAAGCCTGCCCGGCCCCGTCCGCACGCTCGGGTCGTGGCTGCTCGTTCGCACCCACTCTCGCCGTGGGCTCTCGGCCGGAAGGGCGGGCCTCGGTACCTTCCTCGCGTCATCGAGGACGACAGCATCACCAGCGACAAGGAGGCGAAGGAGCGAGCGAACGCCGCGCTTAAGCGGGGGCTCCTAGAGTCGGTGGACGTTGGGTACGACACCATCGTGGTTCCGCACCTGGAGGAGATGGACGTCGTCAAGCTCTCCACCGAGAAGTTCTCCGCGAACCACCGGCTGGTGAAGTTCGCGGTTCCGCTCAACGCAGCAGGCGACTCCAGCGTTGGGTACGTCCGGAACGTCAAGCTGCGGTCGGGTAGGGTACGACGGAAGCCGAAGAGGAGGCACCACCGCCGGAAGAAGGGCAAGGACTGATGCTGGGACAGGTTCTGGAGGTCTCCACGACCCCGGCAGGCGACGAGCTCGCTTCACCCCACCTCACCGGTTCGGTGATCCTCACCTTGACGGACGTGTCGGATTTCACCGACAGTGGAGGCACTGTCCTGATCCAGGACACCACCTACGACTACATCGCTGTCGACCGGGAGGCGCTCACCCTTACGCTCTCCGCGGCGCTGACCGCGGATCTGGACGAGGCGGAGAAGGTCTACGTCTACCCGCTCGCTGACGAGAAGTGGGCGATGGTGGAGATCCAGGACGACGAGGACGTGATCCTCGCTCGCGTTCCTCACTCGCTGTACGACCGGATGGACCTCGGGGTCCGGGATCCGGAGGACCAGGAGGCGGTGAACGTAGAGCTCCAGGGCGGGGACTGGGCGATCATCGACATCATCCAGGAGATCCCGACGGTAAACGGATCCTTCCTCGACCCCACGACGCTGCCCGGCGCAAGCGACACGGTCCCGCCCGACTTCTCTCCCACCCCCACCGTCACCGCCTTGGGCTACAGCGGCGTGATGATCCGGTGGCCCGCAGTCGACAACGCGGACCCCGTCCGGTACAAGGTCTTCTTCGACGCGGTCAATCCTCCGGTGCAGCAGCTTAGCGACACCTCCGGCAACATGTTGGGGACCAACGCGCTGCCCGACGGAACGGCGTTGGTCCCCGGGACGCCGTACTACGCCCAGATCCAGGCGTACGACGAGGACGGCGACGCCCCACTGGGGGTGGTCGGGTCTGGAACCCCCATCCTGATCCCGGCCGACGCGGTCTCTGAGGACATCCTGGTCGCGAATCAGCTGTTCTCCCGGGAGGGGTACTTCGGCGAAGTAAGCGTCGAGCAGCTCACCGCTGGCGAGATGACGGCGGTCGTGGCCGTGGTCGGCGCTCTTACCGTCGGTGCTGGGATCAAGATCTCCAACGAGGACGGCATCTCCATCGAGACACCTCTTGGCACGACGAAGTTCCCCTCTGATGGGTCGGACATCGACCTCAAGGGGAATGTGGTCGCGCAGTCCCTCACCGTCCTCGGGAACCTCGCTATCCGGGGCACCAACAACGAGGTCTCCAAGAACGCCTCCATCACGCTTGAGACCGGGGTAACCGCCCCGAAAGCTGCCCCGACGATCACCGCCGAGTACGACATCCGGGACACCAGCCAGGGCTACACCCAGCGAGGATTCGCCTACCACTCGGGGAGCAATCGCTACATCCGGATCGAGTCCGTCAGTACGGCGGTGATCTCGCCGGTGTTCCTCAATTCGTCCACGGGGAACTACGACTTCGCGTTCGAGAACTGGGACCTGAAGAACGACGGAGGGCGCAGCGAGGTCATGTCGGGCCTCGGTGGTTGCGCGATCATCGGGAACGACATCTACATCCTCTGCCGGACCAACGAGGCCTGGGGTACGACGTACTCCGGCAGGTGGTACGTCTACGTCTGCCACTACAACGGCTCTGGAGTCCCGGTCAACCAGCGTTGGTCGTACGTTCGCCGGTTCCGGTACCTGACCGAGTCGGAGACGACCGTCCTGTCATCCCTGAGCGATTGGGACCCAGCTATCGGCACGGACGGAACGAACCTGTTCATCGTCCAGGCCTCGCGCGGCGGCGACCACTACCGGACCAGCTACTCCCCGACCGGGACGAAGCTGCTCGGGCCGACGTCCCTCAAGTCGATTGACGGTTCTACGATCATCAACTCGAAGCGCCACACCGTCGGCTTGATCCAGACTGCTGCGGATGTGGGGTCGACGGTCTGGTTCGTGGTCTATCAGGACTACCCATGGGTGTACTCGTTCACCCTCTCGGCGACGAACCCGATCCGGCAGACTGCCCACGAGTTCCCGACCAACGGCACTCCGAACCGAGGGATCTACTGGGACGGAAATCGATTCATCGTCGCGCAGGACAAGCAGGTCGTCCACCACAGCCAGATCAAAGACACGAACCTTTCGTCCTCGCCGATCAACGCCGCGCAGACGTGGCGGCTGGCCGACGGTACCGCGCCGGACTACGCGGCGGCGGAGACCTCCCTCGGGCCGCGCTCCCAGACCGCGACGTTCCCGAAGCGCGCGTGGCTGCGGCTGCGGTCGCCTGTCGCCATCCCAGACGAGAGCTCCGACCCGAGCGACGCCGACTCCCTCAGCTTCTACATCGCTCGCGGCACCGGCGTCCCGTTGTACACCTCGTACCTCCGGGCAGCTACGCCGAGCCCCGGTGTCGACACCGTCCTCCTCGACGTTCTCCCGACCGCTGGAGGGAATCCCCCGGCTGCCACGTCAGGATTCGCCGCAGGCGTCCCCGCGCAGCTTGAGTCGGCCGAATCCGACGCCTCCAACCCCCTCGTGCTCGTCCGGGGCGACGGGAAGTGGAGGCTGAATGCAGGAGGGAACCTCGACGACAGCGGCTGGGTCGCTCTCGTTCTGTCCAACGGCTGGCAGAACTACGGGACTCCGTTCGCCCCGGCTGCTTGCAGGAAGGTGGGGAACCGGGTGTACCTGCGGGGACTCGTCCGGTACGGCTCCGGCACTCTCCCGATCACCACGCTGCCCGCTGGGTTCCGCCCGGTGGGCGGGACGCTGCTCTTCGTGACTACAGTTCGTAATCGCTCCAACGACGTGGTGGATCTCCCGGCCAAGAACACGGGGAACCCCTCGACCGGGACAGTTCACACGCACCCGATCAGTTCCTATTCCGTTACGTCCTCCATCATCTACCCCGGAACCCGGATCGATGTCACCGAGGCTGGAGTGGTTAGCTCCCCGGTCGATCCAGGCGAGTGGGTTTCGCTCACGGGTATTGACTTCTTCACTGACTGAAGTAGCCTTTAACTCGGGGATATTGGGTGGGGACCCGAGCAGAAGAGACAGGGCATGGATGTGAATCTCCCGGAATGGCTAGGCGTCATAGGAGCGTTCCTCAGTGTCGCTTTGGCCTTGGGGGCGGGACTCGCGCTCGTCAAGGGTTCCTACAACAAGGCTCGGATCGCCGCACTGCGCGAGGACAACGACGACCTGCGCGCCCGCGTCGGCGATATGGCGGCCGAGCTCGAGCGGCGGAAGCTCCAGGAGGAGACGCTCTCGGCTCGTGTGTCCAAGGTTGATTCCGAGAACCAGCTGCTGCGGGACATGGTGACCCAGCGAGCCGAGGTCGAGCGGGTGAACAACTCCCTGGCCGAACACCACCGGGAGGCGATGGCCAGCATCAGCGACCACCACCGGGCCTCCTCACAGGCGCTGGAGAAGGTTTCCAAGGCACTAACGATGCTTGTCGAGAGGAACCAGAAGCCATGACCATCCCCGAACCGCACGATCGCCCGGAGGTTGTCCGGGCCAAGGCGCGGGTCATCATTCTCGAGTCAGTGTGGAAGTGGTTCCTCATCATCACCGTCGTCGTGATCCTCGGTCTCGTGGTTACCGACACGCTCCAGGGAAAGCACGTCCGGCACGAGCTTCTCGACTGCACCCGGCCCAACGGGCACTGCTATCAGGAAGGCCAGAAGCGAACCGGGGACATCGTGAAGCAGCTCTATCAGCAGGGGATCGACCGGGAGCAGATCACCCGGCAGATTATCGTGCTAGCTGCGTCTTGTGCGGGCGACGAGCGGAACGTGAGCGCGTACGCTATCGAACAGTGCGTGAACGCCAGATTGGCAGCGGAGAACCGGGTCCGCCTTCCCGGAAACGACTGACAGGAGCTTTCGAGATGGAGAAGATTCGGGACGAAGATGGCCAGGAGCTGGAGGTCGTGGAGGGAGCTCCCGACTACGAGGGGCCGCAGCACGTTCAGGGACGGCAGGACGAAGTCGATGCGTAACACCGACGGAGCCATCTCCTGGTACAAGGGCCATGAGACCAAGTCCCAGCTGGGGTTCGACCCGGATGGGATGTGCCTGCGGATCTGCCGTACCGCTCGGGGAATCGACCCGCTGTACCCGACGGCAGTCTCCGCGCAGGAGGCAACCCCAGCGAAGTACCGAGTCACCAAGGTTCGGGACATCCGGCGCGGAATGGTCGCGTACTACGACGACCCAAACGACTCGAACCCCTACGGCCACATCGTTACCGTGGTGGGTCGGGTCAAGGGAGAGGACCGCGACTCGCTGCGGTCGCTCCTGGTTCGGACCAACTCGGTCAAGTCGGACCAGATCGTGGTCGTCCGAGGTGACTACTTCCCGCGCTACTGGGGCGACCGATTCCAGTTCGCGGCGACGTGGCTGAACGGGCAGCCGTTCCCCGACTTCGAGGAGAAGCCTCCGCTCGGCGCAGCGCCGAACCTGCGCGAGGCCATCAAGTCGCTCGAGGACTCAGTGGCCTACCACAAGCGGAAGGGCCACACCGGTCTCGTCAAGGCGCTCGAGAGGGACATCGCCGAGATCAAGCAAACCATCCGCGACTACTCCTGAGAGGAGGTAACCATGAGCAAGAGGAACAGAGCACTGCTCCGGACCGACGCCACCAACCGAGGTTGGCGGTCGTTCCTCCAGGGCCTCGGGATCGACGTCG